CCATTGCAGGGCATCACAGACAGCTACACCTTCACCAAGGCGAGCTTCACGTCTGTATCGAGTAAGTACACGGGTGTTTTCAAGGGTTTACAGAAAATCGGCGAGTTCATTCCTCGTACGTTGACTGTTCACCCCATCGTGATGGAAGTTCTCGACGAACCCGAACGCTACCGTCGCAGTTATGTGACTGAGGTTCGTGGTGCAATCGAAATCGCCAAGCACCCATTTGAACTGTGGCTTATCCAGGAAATCCTGAAGCAGGCTTCCAACGACTTGCTGTTTGCGCTTGGTACCGCAAAGTACAACTCAGCTGCAAACGCTACCGCTATCACTGACTCTTTCGACTCCATCCCATCCATCGTGACGGCTGAGAAAACAGCTGGAAAGATTACCGCTGCTCTTGGAAACCAGTACAACACTGGCGCATTCAGCCGTGCAGATATCGGTGAACAGCTGCTTGCAATGTGGCGTAGCCGTAACGACCTTTTCCGGAACATGAAGTCAAAGCTCTTCATCTCTACGGCACTTGGTGATCTCTACGATGACTGGTTCTTCGATGAGCATCCAAACGTTCACCTCACCGGCCAGAAGAACGACGAAACGGGACAAACCTACCTCTACGGCTCTAATGGTCAGTGCGAGATCGTACGTGTTCCAAACCTCCCATCAGGTTCGCAGTTCGCTATGCTTTCCGTACAGGGCAACCTCTTCTATGGATTCGATAAGATGAGCGACATGCGTACCATCAAGGCCGTTCCTGACGACTACCTCTTCAAGGCTATCGGTAAGTACGTCTTCGGTACTCAGATTGCATACATCGGTAAGGAGTTGTTCTGCGTGAACGACCAACCTGTAACACCGGTTGTATCCCCCGGTTGATTTCATCATGATTCTAACACTTAAAAGATTCAGACTATGCCAAATTTGAATTGTATCAACCTGGCTGACATCGACCTCGGCCTTTCCTGTTCTGAACAGGACAACATGGGTGGTATCGTGCCACAGGTGATTTACGGATATTGCGATGACGTTGCCACTTGGCCCACCAAGCCAGCAGAAGCGACAGCAGGTTCAGGCATCAGCCTCGAAGCTGCCGGCACGCTCGTTGGTGATCTTGTCATGAAGACGGGATGTCGTGCGTACAAGTTCGACTTCACAGACGATACGGGTTCGTTCACCATCAAGCCGCAAGGTGAGAAGGGTGGAGAGTCATTCATCGAGACTTTGACGTTCATCGCACAGAAGATTCGCAAGATTCTCCTCGGATTCATGAATGCAACGAAGGGAAGAAAGATTTTCTTCCTCGTCAAGGACAACAACGGGCAGTGGTACCTCATGGGCGACCAAGACCACGGAGCTATGCTCGTGGCCGACTCCGAAGGTGCCAACACGGGTGCTGCTTACACCGAGCGCAACCACGTAGGATTGACGTTCACGTACAACACGCCTCGTGCGTTCGTGTACGAAGGCGACACCGAGGATATCCTCACCGCCGTTCAAGCCAACAACCCTTAAGAGTTCTTCTCATAAATCATAAATGCTATGGTAAGCGGGTAGGCAATAACAATGTCTACTCGCTTTTTTATGGCCTTTCTTGTCCTTTGGCAGCGAGTAAAAAAGCGATATTTTTGCATCGATTAGTTTTTGGTTAATACGATTTTTTTAATTAAACTTATGTTTTTAGTTTAGGTTAATTGAATGTTTTAAGCAGGCCGCAGGGATGCGCCCTGCGCTTTTCAGTAATTTAAAAAAAATAAGGAAATGAAGATAACAAAGGAATTCATAGAGGCATGGGAGGCAGCTAAGAAGTACATGAACATCCAGCCACAAAAGCGTAAGTTCTCTGAAGGAGTGCAGATCCTAAGGAAGTCTGGGTATAAACCCAACGTCGCAGCTCTTCTCTCTCGAAAGGGCGAACAGGACTGGACGCGTGAAAAGCTCTTCATCTGCCTGGGCGATATCATCAGGCTGTTCTACAATCCGGATAATCCCAAGTTCAACCAACCTGAAGACGTGGATGTTCTGAACGATGAAGCCGGAGAAGTCACCACTTCTACGCAGAATGTAGATATCCAGGACATCGAACAAGAGGGTCCGAGCTTCCGCAAATGGCCTGAACCCATCCAACGCCTGATGTCTGTCTATGCCAAGTGTTACCGCGAACGTGCCAAGGCAGCCCGGGAACGTCAGGCACTTCCGGAGGTAAACGATGAGCAAGTTGCAAAGCAACGCAAGAAGCTCTCCCAGCGCATGGACACTTGCACGGAGATGCTGGAGCGATTCTGGGCGCTGCGCATCCGTTACGATGAGAGGAAAATCGAGCCTACCGATGCAGAGATTGACTATATCCTTAAAAATACCTCCGGCAATCCCGAAAAATCCGAAAATTCCGACTCCGAAGAGGATGATATAACCAAAATCCCCACCGAGCAACTAAAGGTAAAGCGCAAGTCGTGTGTCACTGAGCGAAAGCGCAAATTGAACCTTCTCAAATACCAGCACCCCACGAAGCAGAAGACGGAAAACCCCATGCCCGAATGCCCCAAGCGCACAATCCTCGAAAAGAAGATTGCTAAGCTCACCGAGCGCATCAGCAAGTACGAGATGGAACTGGCTAACAGGGAATAGCTATGGGAATCGTCAATACGGGTGACATCATCGAACAGATGCAGCGTGATCGCACGGACTCTCAGTCGAAGGTAACGCAGTTGGAAGGCTCTGAATATGATATCGACATCGTTTCTGAGGTGCTTTCCAATCCAAACCAATTGGGTACCATCGTCAACGGTAAGACAAAGCACTTCTATTCCAACGGTGCTTTCAACCTGATTCAACTCACATTGTATGTATTGAAACAGACGGGACCGGCAAACGTATTCATCTCCACGTACTCCATCGCAGAGGATAGCATCACGGCGCTACGGAGACAGTACGATTGCGGAAACATTCGGGAGATACGCTTCCTCATCGACAACCGTGTGCGTACCATCTCTCCAAAGCCGTTTGAACACTTGGTAAAGGCTTTCCCAGGCTGCTACCGCTGTACGGCGCTTCATGCCAAGGTGGTGTGCATCCACAACGACGATTGGCACATCAGCATCGTGGGCAGTCAGAACGCTACCCATAATCCCAAACTGGAACGTGGTATCATACACACCGACCCTTCAGTATGGATGTTTGACGTAAAAAACTTACAGCATGTCTTTGACGCAGGAACAGAGTAAGAAACTGGAGCAGATGGCTTACCTGCTCATCCCGCTGGAGCTTATTGCCTTCAATATGGAAATCCCCTTGGTGGTGTTCCGTGAAGAACTGAAAGACAGTTCTTCAGACATCTACAAAGCCTTCTACAAGGGCTATCTCAAACAGAAAATAGAATTGCACTCCGGCATCATCACGGCATCGCGCAACGGTAGCAACCCCGCACAGGAACAGGTGCGCCTGATGCTTCAGAAATTAGAATCGGAATTGAAACATGGCTGAGAAACGTAAATCATTAATGCGCTTGACGCATGACGAAATAGAGGCGTATATCCTCGATCCAGAGAATAACGCTCTCCCCGAGGCACAGATGGAGCAATTCAACCGTGTCATGGCTGCTGCCCGTCTCTTGGACTCTCACCCCGATACCGACCACATTGTTTCTCTCCTTCAGGTGAAATACAACTGTGCAGCGGTCACTCTCAGAAAGGACGTGGAGTTAGCCCGTGAGGTGTACAAGACGAAACACACGTTTGACTGGGATTTCTGGCACACCTGGCAAATCCGTGACCAATTGGATTTGATACGCGAATGCAAACTCAAGGGCAATCTGAAGGAATGGAACGCCGCCAAGAAGGTTCTCCACCAAATCATCGGTGACAAGCCCGACGGTCTCACAGACGACCGCAACACAGGCAATAACCAGGTATTCATACAAATGAACATCAACGGCAACGTGGTCTATAAGCCCATCGACGAAGCTCATACCCTCAAACCGGACGAAATGAAACAGGTCATGGACATCATGCACCAGCCTATCGACGACGCAGAAGCAGAGGAAATCATGGACTCATAAACATCATAGCATTATGGAAAAGAAGAAAGTACAAGCAAACACGGAGGATGTCATCAAAGCTCTTGCCTCCTATCTCGACCTTCTTAACATGGAAGACAGCTTCCTACGTGCTGACAACAAACGTCTTAATATCCCCATCGACCGCCTCAAGGAGATGCACCTATGGGATGCAAAGAAGATGGTTTTTGAATATTTCAAAATCCAACAAAAGGCAAGCAATTACCCATCAGAGATTCGCCATTGGATAGAGGCATTGGTACTCCACATCATCAAACAAGTGGAAGACCGTGCCAATCAGGTCAACCCGGATAATCCGAAAACCCCGGATAATCCGAATAATCCGGATTCTCCGGAAAACAAAGACAAAGCCTAATGGATTACGAGCTAAAAGTCAATCCCGCACAATGGCAGTTTATCATGCTCCAGGCTAAGCAGAAGTATTGTGTCTGGAGCCGTGGTACTGGTAAGTCGTTTATCGTCGGCTATGAGGTGGACGAAAACGTACGCCTCATGCCGCGTGGCGTGACCACTCTCGCACAGGCTACCATCGGACAGGCATTGACTAAAACGCTCCCCTCCACCTTCAATTTCCTTGACCGTTTGGGCTACAAGCCCTACGATTACAAGACACACACGGGCGATTACGTGGTCTGTCGTACGCCACCGCCTGGATGGTACACGCCCTACGAACACATCATGCAGTATGACCATGTGATTTCTTTCAAGAATGGCCACATATTATATATATTAACCCAGGAGGGCAGCAGCCGCGGACCGAATGCCGACTTCAATATTACCGACGAAGCACTGACAATCAATAAGGAGAAGTTTGACCAGGAAGTAGCACCAACGAATAGAGGCAATGAGCATATATTCGGAAAGCGAAGCAAGAACCCATTGAAGAAACACCATGGCAACCTCTTCGTCTCTTCCATGCCTTACACGCTCAAACAACAATGGCTAACGGCACCAGCGGAATATTACGAGCGCGAACGTGGTATCAATCTCTTTGCGAAGTGGAACAAACTCGTTGATGTGCAGATGCAATTGATAGAGGCAAAAATCAAGGACGACATCCCCATGTTTCGTGAGCTGTGGAACGAGTGTGTTCGTCTCCGACGTGAAATCACTCCTTTCGTCTCTGAGGATGGTACGCTCTTCCTCCTTGGTAGCGTGTTCGACAACATCGACAACCTGGGTATGCAGTATATCGTCAATCAATATAATGTCATGGATAAGCTCTCATTCATGGTGGAGATATTGAATAGAAAGCCCGACACCGTGGATAATGCCTATTACCGGTTGGAGGAACGCCATTTCTATTACAATGCCTACAACGACAGTTATCTGCGCGACGTAGGCGAAAATTCCAACTACAATTGGCAAATCCTACGGGATGCCACCGATAGCCGTGCCGACCTCGACTGCGACCCACGCCAACCGCTGGAACTCTCTACCGACTGGGGAAGTAGTGCGTCGTTCCTCGTGGTGCACCAGGAACGCAACATCGACTTTCGCACCCACCAAACCACCGACCGACCCATCCACAATGTCATCAATGAGTTTTACGTTCGTCGCAATGACAAGATAGAAAACACGGAGGTGGACGAGATAGCGGATAAGTTCTGCCATTATTACCGCTTCCACATCTGCAAGGAGGTGACATTCTACCGTGACCGCTACGGTGATCACCACAATGCCAACTCAAAGAAGAGTTACAATGAGATGTTCATCGACCGCCTCAACCGCAACGGTTGGACGGTCATCCAGCGCACACACGCGGGTATGGAACCGCCCCAGCATGACAAGTTCCTGCTCTGGCAATACATCCTCGCCGAGACCGACACACGTTTCCCCGTCTTCCGCATCAATGCCAACCGTTGTAAGAAGGTCATCATCTCCATGCAAAACACAGAGGTCACGGAAAACGGACAAGGAAAATTCACCAAAGACAAGTCATCCGAGCGCAAGAAATCGGTAGCCCCTGAAGATGCCACCCACTTTGGCGATACCGTAGATAAATGTATCTGGACCAAGTACGGCGACCGCCTGAAGCTCGTCAACTCTTCCTTTGTCAGTGCCAGGATATAATGTGTTTGTTTACAGTTGAATAAAGACTGGCTTTGTCCAGTAAGTTGTGGCATTGCCACAACACACTCAACAGACAAACTGAAACCTATTCGTGACTGAACGGCAATGACGGGAAAGACATCCGCGATGTTACCCGATATTTATATTTAATTATTAAATTTAGACTAAAAACGATAAATTTCACCCTCTAAATTTGGAGGAAATATATAAAATGTTTATATTTGCAACATGATTAGGCTCATGGCGACGCACATCCGAAAGCCGCAATCTGCTTTGCCGCTTATTCTTGATAATGGATGTGCCGACCCCTGGGCATTATTTTTTGCATAATGAAAAAGAAAGAAAACAGTTTCCCACCCGTGAAGATTGCTGTATTAATAGACGGCGGATTCTTCGTAAAGCGTTTCAATTCCCTTTATAATAAAGATAAGAAGATGACAGGTGCCCAAGTGGCCAACCATCTTTATACAATGGCGATGAAACATGTAGGTAAAAGTAACACGCTCTACCGTATTTTCTATTATGACTGTCCACCAATAGACAAGAAGGTACACAATCCTGTAAGTAAGAAACTGTTCGACTTCAGTAAAACTGCTGAGTACAAG